TGGGGAGGTCCCCGAGCACTATATGCCTCAGCTTCAACTCTGTATGGAGATCTTAGACTTGGAATCTGCTGACTTCATTCAATATAAACCAGCCGAGACTAATTGGCCTAGACCGGAGGAATTTGACATTGTCAATGTTCCCCGTGACCGAGAGTGGTGGAAGACCTACCTCCCAGTGATGAAGGAATTTTGGGACAAAGTACTGTACTTTAGAGAACACCTGGATGAACTTCCACAACCTAAGTTGAAGAAGACCCGGAAGAAAAAGGAACCTGAACCACCACCCCCGTGTGAGATTGAACCACTCACCGACGAAGAACCCTACAATGACGATTGAAGAACAATACACGCATGCTAAGAACACCCTAAATGGTCGGCTTTTCGCCCCGTACCAACGCGAAGGTGTTCTCTGGATGCTTACAATGGAACGACAGCAATCGGGACCCAAGGGTGGATTTCTCTGCGACGAGATGGGCCTCGGAAAGACGATCCAGTTGATCGCGACGATGTTGGGTAACCCCCAAGAACGTACGCTTCTCATCGTACCCAAGTCTATCATCACCCAGTGGGTTGAGGAGATTGCAAAGTTTGCACCGACCCTAACTGTGGGGGTTTTCGATGGACCTGACCGAAAGCTTGGGGATCACGATGTCACGATCGCACCCTATTCTTTATTGAGTGTGAAGGGTGGGAAGGCTGAGGCAGTGACCCCCCTCCACGGGGTTCAGTGGGATCGGGTGGTATTGGATGAGGCCCACGAGATTCGGAACAAGTCTTCGAAGATCTCCAAGAGTGTATGTCGTATTCAAGCTGGTATCAGGTGGATCGTCACTGGTACCCCAGTCTTCAACTCGATGGATGACTTTGTGACCCTCTGTCGGTTCCTTGGTATCGATAAGTCCCTCGTGCAGGGGATGACCAAGAAGATTAAGGACATCTACATTCTCCGTCGCACGAAGGATGACCTGGCTAAGATCAACGAACGTCTTCGTCTGCCTCCATGCTACTTTGAGAATGTGGAGCTGGATATGTACCCAGATGAGAGGGACATGTATGAGTTTGTCTTCAAGGAGGCTCAGGATACGATCAAGGACACCTTCAAGGCGGCAACCAGTCTCAACTACAAGAACATGGTCATTTTGGAGTGCCTTCTCCGAGCGAGGCAGTGTATGATCTGGCCCCAGATGTACCTGGATGGGATTGCGAAGAAAAATGAGACTAAACCTGAGCAATGGGTTGGACGTTCCCACAAGATGGAGACCCTCTTCGAGATGATTGGGGGGCACCCCCAAGAGAAGACTCTGATTTTCTGTCAGTTTGTGGGGGAAATGAACTATATCCAAAGTCAATTGGAATGCCCCACATTCAGGATAGATGGGTCCGTCTCCAAGGAGGACCGGTGCACCCAGTTGGCTAATTTCAAGCGGGCACCACCGGGGTCGGTCTTCATCATCCAGATCAAGTCTGGTGGTCAAGGTCTCAACATTCAAGAGGCTACCAGGGTCTACATCATGGCTCCAGCTTGGAACCCTGCGACTGAGCTTCAGGCAATCGGTCGGTCTCATCGAACGGGTCAGACCCAACCAGTCTACGTGAAGAAGATGATCTACAGGGAGACTGAGACATTTTTGAGTGTCGAAGAGGAGATGATGGCCCTCCAGGGCCACAAGTCCATCGTGTGTTCGGAGGTTCTCAACGATGAGAGGGTTAAAACCCAGATTCCGGTGAAGCGGGTAAACCACAAGATTTCAATCTTGGACATCAAGAAAATTTTCAGGGCGTAATATAAAGATGATTGGTTCCCGAGCCGAAGTTTTCCATGGCAATGCTGACATGACCGCTGGTGGTCTTTCCAAGAAGGACCTCAAGATGAAGGATGGCCGCATCGTCTCTAAGGCGGCGAGTGAGGCTGCGCTCAAGCGCATGAAGGAGGAGGGTAAGAAGGCGATGGTTAAGGTCTTCAAGCCAGCGAAGAAGGGTTTCAAGCTTCAGCCCAAGGAGGGTACCGCGGCTTACAAGAAGCTCATCAAGAAAATGTAGATGTAAAGTAAGAATGACTCTCTCCAAGTGGGAAGATTCAGTGAAAATTGCTAAATTAAAGTTAGGCATAGACCCAAAGAGGTTTACCAGGATACAGGGTAAACTTCTTAAGGAGGCTCAGAAAGTATATAGTATTTTGCTTTTGAATAAATCTAAATCTAAAGAATAAATTGAAATCCCTTCAAATTTTGTGGCTCGTGAACGACGAGTTGGTATGTTTTCCATGTGCACCCAAACTTCTTATTCAAGAAATACACGCTATTGAGTTCCACAATAGCCTGACCTGAATTCCTTGCGTACAGACCGTTTGTTGCTTCATCCTTTTTAGGAGTTTTTTCTGCATCATAGACATTTGGTTTAATATTTCCGTCAATATCTGTATCGATCTTTACTCTGAATTTTGGTTCTCTATCTGGAGACATTTTCACATTAGAGTTAAACATCGGAGCGAGTTCCTCCTTAGACATCTGACTTCCAAAGATTACTTCACTTTGTTCGACGACGGCGTCAATGATTTTATCTTCAAGTTTGCGAACACTCTCATAGAATTTCTTCATATAGCTGTCTTCCTCGTCATATCCCTTGATTGCGAAGTCTATGTTGTACTTGGTGGGTCCAACCTCTGGGGTGAAACCGGAGACCCCGAATGGCATATACATCCGAGGGAATTGGACACGAAGGGGTGTACCTTGTTTGGTGGTTAGAACAATCTTTCTATTATTGAATTCATTGATTTGGAGGTTATCGATTGCCTTGTCCATGTCTTTCTAACTGAATATAGGTTCAAAACTTTAAGCCGAACACGCCACACAATCTGGTTCTAGACTAAACTGGATTGGTCGAGCTTTTGCCTTTGATCGTAGGTAGTACATACCAGTCTTTAGTCCGGATTTCCATGCGTACATGTGCATCGATGAAAGCTTTGACATCGTGGGACTCTCCATGAAGAGATTCATGGATTGGGATTGGTCGATGTATCGTCCTCGGTCGGCTGCCATGTCGATGATACACTTTTGGCTAATTTCCCATACAGTTTTGTAAAGAACCTTAATTTCCTTGGGGATGTCTACAATGTTTTGGATTGAGCCCCCAGCCTTAACCATGAGATCCTTCATCTCCTTGGACCACAGACCAGCCTCCTTGAGGTGGTTGACCAGGTGTTTGTTGACCACGACGAACTCCCCAGCTAGGGTACGCCTCAGGTAAATGTTTGTGGTGTAGGGTTCGAAGCATTCATTGTTCCCCAAAATTTGGGCCGTCGAGGCTGTGGGCATTGGGGCCATGAGGAGACTGTTCCTCAGACCCTTGGTCTTTATACGCTCCCTCATAGAGGGCCAGTCGTACATACCACTCATTCGAACCCCACCCTTCCACATATCCTGTTGGAGAATACCTTGGGACGCGGGGGACCCCTGAAAGCTCTCGTAGGAACCATCAATTTCGGCAAGCTCTGAGCTTGCCTCCAAGGCAGCGTGATACATGGTCTCGAATATATGTACATTCATGAGGCGGGATTCGTAGCAATCGAAGGGGAGACCACAGAGGATGAAAACGTCGGCGAGACCCTGTACACCTAAACCGATCGGGCGGTGCTTCATGTTTGAGTTCCTCGCAGTCTCCACTGGGTAAAAGTTGCGGTCTATGACCCTATTCAGGTTCTTCGTTACAGTTTTTGTGACTTCGTGGAGTTTCGCGTAGTCGAATGTCTTTGTCTCCCTGTTGACATATTTGGGGAGGGCGATAGAGGCCAGGTTGCACACCGAAGTCTCGTCTTTGTCGGTGTACTCTATAATCTCCGTACACAGATTGGAGCTCTTGATGACACCCAAATTCTTTTGGTTCGACTTAGAGTTGCACGCATCCTTGTAGAGCATGTAGGGGGTGCCAGTCTCTGTTTGGGATTTGAGAATCGCCTTCCACACCTCAGTGGCTGGGACTGTGGTGGTGGCGAGACCCTCCTCCTCATACTTGGTGTATAGAGCTTCAAACTCCTCACCATAGACGTCGGAGAGCCCCTTAGCGGTATCGGGGCAGAAGAGGGACCATTTTCCACCTTCCTCCACCCTCTTCATGAAGAGGTCTGGAATCCATAGTGCCGAGAATAGGTCCCGGCACCTCGCTTCATCATCACCCTGGTTTAGGCGAATCTCTAGGAAGTCTAGGATGTCGGCGTGCCATGGCTCTATGTAGACGGCGATGGATCCCTTGCGGCGACCAGCTTGGTTCACGTAGCGCGCAGTGGCGTTGAAAACCCTGAGCATTGGGATGATACCATCGGACTGACCGTTGGTCCCTCTGATGCGAGATTTATTGGCCCTAATGTCATGGATATGCATCCCGATACCCCCAGCCCATTTGGAAATTTGCGCACACTCGGTTAGGGTTCCGTAGATGCCATCGATGGAATCCGCCTTATTGGCGATAAGGAAGCACGAGGACATTTGTGGACGGGGTGTCCCGGAATTGAAGAGTGTTGGGGTGGCGTGAATAAAGTAACCTTGGGACATCTTATCATAGGTCTCCAATACGGCGGGAACATCAGTACCATGAATACCAATAGAAACCCTCATAAACATATATTGGGGGGTTTCGATGAGTTTCCCCTCTAGGCGTTGGAGGTAGCTCTTCTCTAGGGTCTTAATACCAAAGTACCCAAAGTCAAAGTCTCTCTCAGTTTTGATATCATCTTTGACCTTTAGGGCAACGTCTACAACTTCCTCTGTAACAATCCCAGCCTTCTGGAGTTTCTTCATGGCGATGTGAAAGTTGTTTGGACAAACCTTCTGGATATTGCTCGCGATAATCCGGGTGGCCAATGTTTCATAATCTGGATCTGAGGTGATCATACCAACGCAGATTTCAGCAGAGAGAATGTCAATCTCTTGGGTGGTAATGCCATCGTAGAGGGACGAGAACACCTGTTGCGCAACTTTTGTGGAATCACAGGTTTCGGAAAGTTCGTACGTTAAGTTCTTGATCCTATTGGTGATGCTATCAAATTTCATATCCTCAATACGACCTGAGCGTTTAGTGACCCTCATATACTTTTTATTCCACTTTTATTTTTAACTTACTTCCCACACTCAAGATCTTTGCTCCGGACGGGGACTGGCCCTGCAACTTCCATTTTACGGTTAGGTTGGAGAAGGTAGGTGTTTACGAAGAATGGTCCAGACTCACCAGCCTTGGCTACTGGGGCATACGAGCCAACGAAACAGGCTGGGGGTTCACATGGAATTTTCTCAACATTTTGGGGTTTATTGGCATAGACTTCATTGAAGTCAGCGTAGTCTAACATTTAGTATCTACGGATAATTTTTTTTCGGGTGTTATATTAAATGGGGATTCTCGAATCCATCAAGCAATGTGAGACTCCACTGAATACTCTATTCTTTTCGGATTTCAATAGAAATATTCTCCAGCGTGGGATTCGCCAGGCGTTCAAAAATAAGACTGGTATTTCTATCGATTACCAAAACTCAGATGACCTGTATGGTATCATGAGGGTCGTTTTCATCAACAACTCTGGGGATCACCACACCAAGGTGAAGGAACAGGTTAAGGCCATGAACATGCGGGTTATAGATATGGCGATATCCCAAATTCAAACTGGTGTTTCCCAATACATTGCATATGCTAATGATATTGATACTATTAGTATGCCCCTAGATCAACCACTAAACACGAGTACAGTTGGGAAAAAAATAGATTTCAATAACAAAATTGGAATCAATTAAAGATTGGAGCCTCAAGTAAAATAAGTGATGAGTCTCAATTACTATAAAGTAGAAACTGAAAAAGTATGTAAATCGAAGGGCTGGGATCGGGCAGCCATTGATACTGTATGGCTTCTTCTCACAGAAGAGTTTGGTGAATTAGCATCGGCTATTCGTCAGCATAAAAAGGTCTTCAAGAAGATGAATTTAAAAAAAGAGAGGGGAACGGATGTCATGATGGAGATGGGGGATGTGTTTAGTTACCTATTTCAACTGGCCCATATGTTAAACGTGGATCTTGATGAAATGTGGAATGAGCACAAACATAAAATGACAGACAAAAAATATAATCTGAAGTAATACTAATAATGAGTGAGTTTATGCTCAGTGACCAAGATGCAATTAATGACGTGAACCCATTTGTCTCTCGCGATTTCTCCCTTCCAGGAGGTGTGAGACAGACAGGTGATTTTGAAGATTTTCAGGAAGTTCGCCCAGTTAAAAAGGTTGAGGCATCTGGTAGTGTTTTCTGTGAATACGGTCTGTGTAGTACGGAAAAAAGGGGTGATTCGAGAATCGCTGTCGATAATATCCACCCCCGTAGGAACATAGACTGTGGGGTTGCACCCAAGAAAAACAAGAGTGCTCCCACTATCAGTGTCGGTGAACCTACCGCGCCAATGTTTGGTATGATTTTATGTATAATCATAATGGTGTATTTAGGTCTATTGTACGCAAAACGTTAAAGAAATATGACAGACGTGACATATTTGTACATCCCTGTATGATATCCTGCATGGTTTCATTACAGAAATTCCTCGTGAACTCTACTTGCCAAGCACTCTCCTTATCTATACGAGGTGGTTGAAATGTAGGATCTAAAATTTTACTTGCGTGTAGGAGGCGAAGATAGACGTTATCCACTCGCTCGTATACCAATGTATTTTCAAGTAGAACTTCACACATTCGCTGCCTCACCTCCAATGTTTTTTTCACCATGGCGTCGAGGAATTTTTCGTATTGAATAGACTGTGTGTTTGACTCTAAATATACCCAATCAGCGAGGGGCTCTGTGTTGATGTAATCTGTAAAAGTCGTGTATCGTCCGACACTTTTAATGTAGCGTTCATATTCAATCTCAACATATGAAAGATCAGACTCTACATCATGAATATGTCGAGCAGACTTAAAAAAGGAGGTCATTTGATTTAAAGACGGTTTGTTTCTTTAAACACCTAAGTGGCTCCTGTCTACGTGAAAAGTATGTACTCTTCAATCGCTAATAACAGTTTTTCCTACCTCCTCACTATAAATGATTTTCGAAATCAATTACCCGAGGAGTTTAAACCCTCTTGGATAAAGATTACCACAATTACGATGGTCTCGAGCTTTGTCCAAGAAATTGACATCGACAGATTACGGACCACTTTTGAGAGGATTGGTTCTTACAAGATGAGGCGACAAGGATCAAAAACGGATGGATTTGAATGGAAATTGAAGCCAACTACATTTTACAATCAGGTCACACTTACCTACCACGATACATACAGTACGAAGTCTGTAAAGGTGTTCCCAAATGGAAGTATCCAAGTTGCAGGGTGTTGTGATCTCTTCGATTGTAAGCGCATCATCACCCAACTTATTTTCATTTTCAAAAACTTTTTGGGTATGACCAACACAGCTCCAGTGGAATCTTTCCGGGTTGTGATGATCAATTCAAACTTCAGTCTCAATTATAACATTAACCTGATGCAAGTTTCAGATTGGTTTGAGAGGTACAATGACATTTTTAAGGTGTCTTTTGAACCAGATAGATATTCGGCGGTTAAGATTAAGTTCAAACCAGCCCATGATATGAAAGAGATTACTTGCAGTATATTCAGCACAGGGAAGATTATAATCACAGGGGCAGAGACCCTAAAGGAAATTGCATTTGGGTACAATATAATTAATCAGCACATCAACGAGAACCCCAGAATTAGGGTTTCTCGAACTACAGAGACGGATGTATTTGATATATTTTTGGGGTACAGGTGTGATCCCTTTGTGAAGGTTTTGAAAGAGAGAGGTTTTGAGTCATGGATGAAAACTATATCCAATAGACAAATTAATTTCTAGGTGTATTTTAATAAAAGATGTCTCAACGACTTGGCATGGCCGATGGTCGATGCTTCACCATAAACACGTCAGCCCAACTGTTCAACAACTACGTGATGAAACAGAACAACATTTCCTTCGAGGACAACTATTCGTACCGTCAGCTGCTCCAAAAGTCTGGACCAGAGATGCTCTCTAAGATCCAAGACGAGCAGGGGAAGACCAACTGCAATGACTGCAATAAACCACTCGTCAACGCCTCCAAGATTTACTAACTGAGCTAAATTTGGTAAAAAACTTTACACCCGTACTATAGAATGTCAACATGTTCCATATGTCTAAATGAGGTCAAGTCGACTCGGGCAAATCCACCGACTCGATGCGGACATATGTTTCATTCCCACTGTCTACAGGAATGGAAAAATAAAGGTAAAAATACTTGTCCCGTATGTAGAAAAGTTTTTGATGCTTCGCAATTTAAAATTACAGTCACAGTACAGAACAATCACACAGCAGTGTCAAATACTGTGTCATTGAATGAAAATACTACAATGGAGGTTATGGATCTTTTCGACTTATCCTTCGATGGTGTCGAAAATTTGATGGATTTAGATAGTATTCTATCGGACCTTGGGATGAGTCTTTCCGACTTTGATGCCGGAATTCTTGACGCAGAATGAACTACAGTACTTCTCATAGTTTAGACCTGGGTAGTTCCTAGAAGCTTTACGGGGATCTTTTATCATACCCCCCTTAGCGTCAGTCAGAAGTGGACCCGTAGCCCACCCCCTCTTGTGACTGAATACGTTAGCTTTGAATACAATACGTTTCCCAGTTTTGAAGGTTCCAGCCTTCTTTATCCTTGACTCTGGTACCTTGAAGAACTTAGCTACCGATTTTATGGTATCTCCAGGCTTCACTTTGTATTCTACAACACCATGTTGCTTGTAAAAGTGAAAGTCACCCTGACGAATATAGTTCGTTGGTCGCCCAGGGGAAACAAACATCATGACCTTGAAGTAGCCCTTTTTACATTTTGTATTCGCATCAACCTTGTAGACCTTTTTGGGGTTGTCTGATATGACGCGGTTTGGGAGACCTGTACAGTGGGTATAGTTGTGATTACCATTTGACAATCCAGATCTATCACCTGGTATAGACTTCTGCCATCTATAGGCTTCATAGTCACCAACAGCGTACGCATAGCAGTTATTGTTACCTATACCTGTACTTGTCCCCCATCTTCTATTTGTAAACCTACTTTCTGACCCACTCAGGGGGAGGTCTTTCATTTGAAGTAGGGATAGAAAAAAAAATATCCACCCCTAATAAATGATCAAGGAGGTTTCCAAATCCGAAAGTAAGTCTGACATTCTCTCTGAAATTCTCATCTTCGTGCTCACAATCCTCATCAGCACCTTCATCCTCCGCCTCGTGTGGAACAGGTCGCTCGTGAAGCACATCTCTATCCTCAAGCCTATCAAGAACTTGACGGATGCCCTCATTCTCGCCATCTCCATGACCGTCATCCGTGGCCTCTAAACTTCATTGTATCCAACTAATTGTTTACCATTGGGGTCTACGAGTGTCGGGAACGCATCCATACCAGCACACGATTCTTCATCGCAATCGATAAACGTATGAGGTATGTTTTGATTCTTCATGTATTCTAACTGCTTACGAGTCCATCCACATCCCATGGTCCCGTAAACCGTCCATTTCTTACCGTCTTTTGGTGGCGCGACGGCGTCGCCTCGTAAGAGAATCACTATAACAACAATCAATAGAATCATGAAAGCAATCATATTTTATTATAGGTAAATATTAAAATGTCTTCAACTGAATTTACTATTGGAACTAAGAATGTCACACTCAAGTACACCAGGAAAATGCCCCGTGGTGAAGTTGAACGGATGAAGTCATTCGTCACTAAGGATGGGGTGAAGCTCACCAAGACCCCAAAGTTTAAGATACTTTCTCAGGTTGATGAGGGCACTACGCGCACATTCAAGATCGTACTTTAATCATCTCCGTCTGCGGGGGATTAGCTTGGGAGGAGCAACTTCCCGTTGTTTTTTCATAACAGCCACCGCCCTCGCAAATGCAGCCTCCTTATTGATTGGTGTACTGGCTTTCTTTTTTTGAGCTATGGGGAGTTTCCCGAATTTTCGCGGCTTTGGTAGGGGTAACGCTCTAGTTTCACCAGTGAGGAAGGGTTTAGATAAAATATTTTCAAACCCCGGTAGGTAAAAGGTGTGGGCGATATTTTTACGGTCGGTGCCAATCAATCTATAGTCTTTAATAACCGTGCTTTTGCGACCCAAATACATGGGTGGTAAGAGGGACTTAATAAAATTCCTCACCCCTGGGGTTTTCGATTGCGTGGTCATTTCGTAAAGACTGTTCAAGAAAAAGTGTATATCGTATAGTTTGTGAGAGTTTCTGGAAATTCCAATATTTTTAAAGTAATTGTCGTTTATCAAAGGGTTTTTTATACGAGGGAAGAGTGAAAATCCAAAATCAATCATCACAGCCTCGATACCACCATTTGAAATTGTATACGTTTTGTTGTTTAACTCAACTTTGATATTCTTTTCGGGTACCTTTTTTATCAAAATGTTGCCTCCATGAAGATCGTGGTGTCTGAATTTTGGATATTTTCTATGAATCCTGTAGAGATTGTAAATAATTTGAACTATAAGAGACTTTTGTTGTTCTAATGTTGGGTTGGTATTCCACCATTTTCTTAATTCTACACCATCGATGTATTCCATATAGATGATGACTTTATCACTGCATGTCTTGTATATGTAATTTTCTGGAACACCGAAGCCCTTCAACTTTTTCGCAATTGTGTATTCCATTCGAGCTGGATTTTGTTTGATATAGTTCTGCAATTCAGCGAGGGTTGTATTATTTCCAGGTAACTTAACTTCTTTATAGGCTACATATCTCTTACCATCCCCATTCACATTCCCTTTGAATACATTTCCATACTCTCCAGATCCAACTTTCTTTGTTGAAGGTAAATACTTTTGGGGTGAACACCCCTTTTTTCCTCTAAGAATCTTCTTGAGATTCTTCTCTATGTTGGACATTCTTACTTATTCGTAAGAAGTTTTTTCTTCTTACCAATAGGGATTGGATTTTTTTTTTATTTTTTGGGATCTTAGACATCAACCTCCTCGTCAACCTCCTCCTCCTCATCCTCCTCCTCGGGGCCTGGGAGGTCGAGGCCTTGGAAGGCGAAGGAGGGGAGCTTCGTAGACTGCTCCAAGAGACATTGGTTGAGCCTCATGGTCACACCGAACTTGTTATCGATGAACCAGATGCTACTGAGGTCGATGATGCACATAACCTTCTGACCCTTCTCGATGGCGTCGACCGTCGTAGGCTCACGGTTCATAGTGTAGGCCTCGGGGACAAAGGTGCCATCGGGCTTGGTCGTAATCTTCAGCTTCATGGTAGAAGGGTACTGCTCCTTACCTGGGCGAACCATTGGCTTGTAGAGAGCCTCCTTGAGAACCGCGACGTTGAACTCCTTACCGAGCCACTCCTTAGAGTTCTTGGCAACGGTGTTGACGATGATGTTGTCGAGCTCGGAGAGCGTCTTGTGCACCCCCATAGCCTGCTCGTTATCAGGGTCAAATGAGAGATCGAGGGAGTAGGTGGTGCGTCCAGTCCCCTCGTCAGTAAAGGCACTGAGACCGAAGGGGGATCGCATGAAGGGGAGTTGAAGATAACATTTTTTGTTGCCGCCGGCGTTTAGGTAGACGGTTTTACCGCCATTCTTGTTCTTACGGAGGTTCGAGAAGCCCACGGAAGCGGGGGAAAGTTCGGAGATTTGTTGAATAGAGAGCGACATTGTTGGTTGGTTATATCTATCTTAGGGGGCTCGACTTTAAGTAAGTTTTTTTGTTGACATATATCAAAAGTATAATGGGTCTCTTTAAAGACTGTGGCTGTGGGTGCAATGGTAAGAAACAGGAGGACAAATTTATAATTTCTATAATTTCTGGTCTTACATTCTTTGTCATTGCCAACCCTGAAACTTTCCGCCTCGTCAGGCGAGTACTTGGTCCAAGTATCGCAACACCAAATGGATGTCCATCTACATTTGGTCTCGTTGTTCACACGATCGTTTTCACTCTCATCGTTTGGGCTATGATGAACGTGAAAAAGGAGGGTGGTAAAAAGAAATCAGGGTGTGGGTGTGGTGGTAAGAAGGGAACAAAGGTTTCTGTCGCAGCACCAGTTCCCATGGTTGACGCTCCATCCCCAGAACCCGATTTTGGTGAACCAAGTATAGACCTAATTGACAGTGGTCGAAATCTCGAGTCCCACGCCCTTGACTCTGACGGAACAATGTACTAATTAAAACTCTTCATCAAACCCAATATCATCCGAGGTGTCATCCATCTTTCCGTAGTCTCCTACCCTCTTCTCGAAGAAGTTGGTTTTTCCATCCAGGCTGATATTTTCCATAAAATCGAAGGGGTTCTTAGAACCCCAAAGTGTAGGCTGTCCAATCTGCTTGAGAAGGCGATCCGAAACATACTCGATGTACTCGGACATCTTCTCAGAGTTCATTCCTATGAGGTTGCAGGGAAGGGCATCCAAAATGAACCCCTTTTCAATTTCCACAGCCTCTCTAACTATGGAGTGAATAACCTCAGTAGAAGGTTTGTTACGGAGTTGTTTAAACAACTCGACGGCAAACTCTTGGTGGAGGCCCTCATCCCTAGAAATAAGTTCATTCGAGAAGCACAGGCCGGGCATCAGGCCCCGTTTCTTGAGCCAGTAGATGGCACAGAAACTCCCAGAAAAGAAGATTCCCTCTACACAGGCGAATGCGAAGAGGCGCTCGGCGAAGGTTCGGGACTTGGTATCGAACCATTTTAGGGCCCAGTTGGCCTTTTTTTGAATACAGGGGACGGTTTGTATAGCCTCGAAGAGGTGTTTTTTCTCAGTAGAATCTTTGATGTATTTGTCTATTAGTTTAGAGTACGTCTCCCCGTGGACCATTTCATTGTGACATTGGTATGCATAGAATGAACGGGCCTCAGAGATTTGTACCTCATCGGCGAAATTGTTATTGATATTCTCAAAAACAATTCCGTCGGAACCAGCGAAGAATGCCAGGATATACTTGATGAATTTCTTTTCATTATCGTTTAAATTTTTCCAGTCTTCCATGTCACTAGACAGATCTACCTCTTCCGCTGTCCAATTGGACATTTGAGCCTTCTTGTAGAGTTCCCAGAGCTCAGGATACTTCAGGGGAAAGACAGTAAATCTATCGAGGGTTGATGCTAGGATGGGTTCGTATTCATCTTCAATATATTCCTGGTATTCAAAGTAGTTTCCGATATGACGTCCGTCAATAAATATTTGAGGGTAGGAATCGATACTGCCACCACATAATTTTTTTAGTTCCTCCTTTTCTATCAAAATCTTTTCGTATTCGAGACCCTCCGCTTCACTGAGGGTCACCGCGTGGTCGCAATATTGACATCCTTCCTTCGAGTAAATAATAACTTTCATCTGTGATATTATCCCTGATTATTTTTTGTGAGAAAACTCTAAGCATGATTGTACCATCTGAAATAAACGAAAATGATATAGTTAAACTATTTGTAAACGAAGACGGTGTTGAAGACCAAATGTACGGTGTCGTTGGAATGAACACCGGCCTGACCCTCGGGGTTCGGTATCTCAATCCAACTGAACTTATTTATAAGTCCGCTTGTGTCTACAAAATAGACGACGGGGAACTGTCCCCCGCACCCTTCGAGAGTCTCATGGAGCACTACCCAAGTGGGACGACATTTAAGGATCTGGAAATGAAACCCCTTGGCACTGATATGTTTGCTTACTATTCCGAGATTGACGTCGAGGACACTGACAGTGACATATACGACGAGGGTCAATCTGGTTCCGATTTAGACGATTTCATCGTATCAGACAGTGAAATACAAGGTTCCCCACCACCCGGGCATGAGATGATTGATAAAGAATGGGCTGGATGGAAACCCTCAACTTCAGGGGGGAAAAGTTTTAAAGAAACAGTTGATATGATTGAAATGCACGTCAAAAGCCTAAGTCTGTAAACGCGTTTTTGAAAAAGTAAAAAAAAATACATAGTCTAAAAAGATGCTGGCAGCTATCTGGACTCAATTAGATTCATTATTACCAAAACAAACCGAAGAAAAGCCAGTTAATATACATATATGTCGTGAATGCTCGGGTACTAAAATTATTTCACCCGAAGGATTACCAACTTGCTCAGAATGTGGACTTGTAGATGACAGGTTTATCGATGATACCGCAGAATGGACGAGTGGGATGACGGACGATGGAAAGGTGAATGATCCATCCAGATGTGGTAATCCTAACCCAAACCCTGAGCTTTTTTCGCAAAATTGGGGAAAGGGAACTGTTATTTCAACACAGCGTTCTTCAACATACGAAAATAAACGTATGGCTAAAATTAACTTTCATATGTCTATGAATCATAAAGACCGTTCTCTTTTTCACGCGTATAAGGACATCGATGAGGCGTGTAACACTTTACCAGATTCAATCCTCAAGGATGCCAAGATGATGTATAGGAAATTTAATAATGAGAAGTTGACACGTGGCGCTGTACGCTTGGGTATAAAAGCAAACTGTATTTTATATGCATGTAAATTGGCAAAGTTTCCGCGGACAACCAAGGAGGTTGCGGATATGTTTGGTATCCAGTCTAAGGATATTAGCCGGACAACCCAAATATTCCAAGACGCTATAGCGGGGAAAACTGAGAAAAATTACGTGACGAAAGCATTTGACGTGATGAATCGTTTGCTAAACTCTTTTGAAGTGACGAGGGATGAAAGATTCCGATGTAATAAAATGTGTAACGCAACTGATGATTGTGTGGATTTGATGAGTAAAACACCAAATAGTGTTGCATCAGCAATTATTCACATAGTTTTGGGAAGTAAAGTTACAAAGGCGGAGATGTGTGAAAAGTGTTCGGTATCTATCCCAACACTAAATAAGATAGAGGGTATTATAAAAAAACACTTAGAGGTTAAAGATGTAGATTAGAAAATGACCAAGTTGTTTCTCTCTACACCATGTTATGGTGGCCTATGTTTAGAGAAGTATATGTCTAGTATTATTCAGCTTCAGCTACTTTTAATAAAAGAGGGAATTCAACTTTATCTCGATACAACCGAAAATGAATCACTCGTTCACCGCGCCCGTAATGTGTCAGTAGGTCGTTTCATGCAAAAAACTGACTGTGAATATTTTATGTTTATCGATGCCGATATACACTTCGACCCAGCATCAGTAGTCCGTCTCGTCAGGTCTGGACACGATCTTTCTGTCGCATGCTACCCCAAAAAGGTCGTCATGTGGGACCAAGCCGCCAAGGCTGTTAAGGGTGGTGACGACCGAGATATGTCGATGTTGTCTTCAAGTCTCGTAATCAACTTTGGAGCTCAAAATCGCCCCGTTGTGAATGGATTTATTGAAATTTTAGATGGTCCAACAGGTTTCATGGTTATTAAACGTTCGGTTTTCAAGACCCTAGAAGAAAAGTTTCCAGAACTCTGGTGTAAGAATGATCACCAAAACAGGGATTTTGACGACTACCACGCCGCCTTTGATTGTATGATTGACCCAGAGACTCGTAGGTACCTCTCCGAAGACTACGCATTCTGCCGCCGTTGGCAACAAGCTGATGGTAAAATATACGCAGATGTGAATACAACTCTTGGCCACGTTGGAAACTTACCATTTAGTGCTTGTCTCAATGATAGGCTTAAGGTTTAGAGTATATATATGACTATGAACCTTGTTACCATAATTGTTACCCGGTCAAAATCCTGTAGTGTGAAGACACTTCATTCCATTCTCAAACTCAATATTCACTGTATACAAAAAAATATTAATAATGAGATTGTGTATGTCAATGACGATCCTTATGAAAAGGCTGATATGATCCAAAAGCAGATGAAAAAATGTGATCGTATTGTTTTCATAGATTTTGGTATCGGTGTAGATGATGAATCATTGAATCAATGTTTTCAACCCCATGAGGGTGTGGGATGTCTGGTGTTCCCCGGGGTTAAGGAAGGTGTAGATTGGGAACTTTTCAAAACTAAAGTTAGAAGTGAATCTAATGAACCTGTTAGTCAAATGGGTCTACACTTTGATACATCTATTGGTAAGAAAATCGCAGATGATATCTACATCGTGAACCAAACTTCTTCGTCTTGTTGGATGATGAACACTAAGAATGTAATTAAGAGTATCAAAGACAAAAAGTCTGGCTCTTGGAAAATTACCCCCAAAATGTTTGAAAAATTTAAAGAAAGCGGGACGAAGATTTATGCATTTTCAGCATCTAAGTTAACATTTATGTATACACATGAATGTATAAGTAACATCTTAAACGCCGCAGGTGTAAAAGTCAGTTAAAGTTTTATACACACATAAAAATATGTCTATCGGTAATAATTCACCACTTTACAAACACGTCGTGAATTATATCCACACCTGTTGGAAGAGTAAGGACTACTTCCCGGGACCCCAACCTATATCAATTGAACGCCGACATTTCCCAATTCTCAAGGGTGCAGAGTACCTAGTGTGTGAGAAGACGGATGGTGAGAGATATATGATGGTTGCCCTTATGTTCCAAGGTAAAAAGAAATGTCTCTTTGTCAACCGTTCGTTCAACATGTTTGAAGTCTCAATCAATCTGAAAAAAATGGCCTATGAGGGAACCATTCTCGATGGAGAATTGTACGAGAATACCCTCATGGTATATGACGCGGTTTTTGCCAATGGTGAACCAGTTTGGGATTTGAATCTGATGTTAAGATTGGAAGCGTGTAAGATTGTAACCGGGTCTATAATTTACATGAAAAGTGATAGATTCCGTCTCAAAGTCAAGACGTTTCATCAAATGAGGGACTACGACAAGTTCTTGGATGTGTACCTCCCCACCGTTACTCAACGTATCGATGGTCTCGTTTTCACTCCAGTGAATGAACCAGTTAGGATTGGAACCCATGAGACGATGTTTAAGTGGAAACCGAAGGAAAAGAATACGGTGGATTTTCTCATGAAGAAGGAACCTTCATGGGAAGTGCCGGGCACCGTTGGGGGTCCCCTAGCGTGGAGACTCTATGTCCAAGAAAAGGGAAAGTTGGTATTTGAATCTGAAGTTGCCATGGATCTCATGAATGAACCATGGTTCGAGGAGGGAGCTATCGTTGAATGTGATTTTGTAGATGATGGGAAACGTATGTGGTGGAGACCCCTAAAGAGGAGAACGGATAAGACGCATCCCAATAATAGAAGAACATTCTATCGGACGATTGTAAATATTAGGGAGGACATCAAGATTCAGGAGTTTTTAGATTGTAAACCATAAAGTAGAATCCAGCCTCTTCAGGTAATGGACATATTTTAATATCATGATCGTTTATAAAATGCCACTTGTTTCTACATTTTACAAATGATACATAGTGTCCATCATTTTGATCACCCTCGTGAAGCGCAGTCGCCACGAGATTATATTCAAATGAATCGATAATAATAGTCTCTATAATTTTGATGTTACTCTTGGTGTCAAATGAAATCATTAAAACTTGGGGGAGCTCCGAAAAGAGGGATCGCGTCGTAGCCACGTTGTGCACCTTACCCTCGGTGTCCTCAAAGTTTTCTAGTACATTCCAATCCATACTCTTCTTTAGCATCTCCCCCAACTCGTTACCATAGGAAGTCACCAAATGAACACTGAAAGGTTCTTCACTCGTTGACTTGCCACCGGGCCAAATAGTTTCTTGAACCTTCTTACCGTAAAACCACGGTTTTATGAAAGGTTGTGATCGTTCAAGAATGTCTATGATGCACAGTATTGCTTCCTGGACGTCGTGTTGCTCTCTAGATTTAAAACGTGGGAACTCTTCTCGGAATCTAGCTAGGAGTGTCAAGAGAGATAATTCTGGACGACCACTCGTCCAATAGACGGTGACAAATTTAGAATATACCTGGGTAAATCTACATTCCCCCTCGTACGGGTTTTTCAAAAAGTAGTTTGTGAGAACTGGTGTATGTAGAAGGCACTGAACAGCTGTATTAAAATAACAGGTGTTCCCAAGGTTGGTAAAACCCTTCATTACATTTTATCGATAAAAAAGGCTTAAGTAAATGACGCAAAGTATATTTGTTAAGTAAAAATCATAATGGATATTAAGCACATCACCGATACCATCCTCCCCTCCTTCGAGGCCCTCAAGACTGAAGAGAATATCGAAGTTGAAGTTCGCCTTGGGAAGCACAATGGTTCCCTCTTCGACACCAATGTCGGTAAGGAAACCTGGGAACGCGTCCTAAAGGGGTTGAAGAACTATGATGGGTGGGAGTCCACCAACTATACAGAGTCTGACGTGTACTATAACGATAACAGCAATGTGCGGATCACCTCCAACGAAGACACGGGGGAGCAGACAATGATCCAAAAGATCAGTGTCGTCAAGGAGGACTTCAAATGCGATCCCCTTGATGTGAGGGTGTGCATCGCTCGGGAGATCCCCACCTCTGGGGAGTATGAGATGGATAGAAAAAGAACCAAGGTGCGCCACTCTTTCGTGCGCAAGAACCTGAGCATCGATATGACCATCTCTTCAGGGGACAACGTCGATATGGACTCGGAGGAGGAGGCCTCATATCAGATTGAACTTGAGATTGTGAAGCCAGGGGACGTGGACTCCGTCTACAAGTTGTTCAACATCATCAATAAGGTTAATGACCTAGTGAAAATTATGTGAACCTAAAATATGTTAGTCGTAGTGACTGTCACTATTTTAATAATTATATCAGTCGGTATTTTTATGGTGTATAGACCCAGACCCACTACCGAGAGTGAAAAACTCGTGGTCACCGAGACCATAAAGCCCCCGATAAGGTCCCCCGGACGACGTAAATTTCCCAAACATTGGGGCCCAGAGCCAGAGAACCAAAAAAGGGACAACCGTCAGCTTCCGGGGGGGTATGGCTTTGGTAGCACCACACTCGCGCTGTGGATCATGAAGAATATGGCCGCGGACAATGACCATAAATAATATCAGTATACTTTAAGATGTTCTACATCATAGCGGGTATAATTGTGTTTTCAATGATCTACGAGAAGACTGTCAGGTCGGAGGAGGTGGATGTTTCTAAAAACTTCTATCTGAGCCAAGGTATGTCTAAGAAGATGTACAATC